GGAAGTATTAATATTACAGTCCCAACTTCTTTCAGTAAATTTTTCTTTATTTTGTACAATAAAAGATCTTACTGTTTCAAGTAAATGTGCATTAGAAATTTTTGTTTCATAAAAACTTTTTTTAAATATTACGGTTTCTTTCACATTATTCCTTTGGGATATAGAGATAGTTTAGATCTGACCGTGCCATAGTACTTAAGGCATCTTCTTTAGTTTCTACTAAAGGTTCTCCTGATAAATTAAAGGAAGTATTGAAGAGTATCGGTACTTTTGTTTTTTGATAAAAAGAATTAATTAAATCATAAAATTTTTTATTTTGTTTTTTTGTCACTGTTTGTATTCGGCAAGTTCCATCTATATGTGTTATAGAGGGTATTATTTTTTTCTTATCCTCTTTTACAGGAATAGCAAAGGCCATGTAAGGAGATTCTTTAATAGTCCCCATTTTAAACCATTCATGTGCGTGTTCTAATAATATAGATCCAGCGAAAGGTCTGTACCATTCTCTTTTTTTAACTTTATTGACTATATCTTTTCCGTTTTTATTTCTAGGATCAAATAATAAGGATCTATTTCCTAAAGCTCGAGGGCCCCATTCCGAGTCCCCCTGAAATAAAGCAAGTATTTCTTGCCTCAGAATTATATCCACGGCTTCATTTAAGGTTGTAATAATCATGATGTAGTATTCCTATAATGATCAAACCATAAGGCTCCCCCTATGGCTGTTCCACCGTCATGAGGAGCAGGGTCAATAAAAAAATTAATATCTTTAAATTCTTGTGTATATTTATAATTATTAACACAATTTAAGGCATATCCCCCTGATAAAATAATATTTTTACAATTTTTCTTTGATAAGGCTTTTTCTATCAGTTTCATCATATATTCTTCTGTGGCTATTTGAACTTGTTTGGCTAGATCTTCATCTCTCTCCCCCTCTTCTTTCCCATATGCAGCCAAGCCCATCACCTTGCCCGCACTCCTTCCGTCCGGGTGTCCTAACATTACACATAAGCCCCCAAATAACGTTCCTGGATTAGGCATTACACTAAATTTATATTCTAAGTCATGCAATTCGTAATATGCGGAGAAAACTGAACCCTCAGGTTTTTCTTTGTAATTTAAGTTTTTTACTAAGTCTTTAAAAACTTCTCTGCTGTCAGAACGTACTATTAAATTTCTAAACGCACTATAGTGCTTGTATAATGCTTCAATAAAAATAGGGGTAATATAATATATACTATCGGCTTCCTGATACAGCTTATCCGCTAATCCATATGATCCCTTTCTTTCTAATCTTCCACCCGCTCCATCACTCACAATTACAAGTGCATCTTCAAATTTGGAAAAGTAGAATCCACTACATACATGATAAAGATGATGCTCGCTTATATTAAAAATCCAGTTTTTAATCTTATATTTATCAACAAGATATTTTACTATTGGATGTTCTTCACTTTTTTTATAACGATGAATTATCTCAAGATCCAGACTTTCATCAAGAAAATCAAAACCACAAAATATAAAATTAGAATTAAAATCTTTTATTTTTGAAAAGGACTTAAAATCAAAATTCTCAGATAATATATTCTCAAGAGGCCCCCAATCTTTTATTTTATTGAATCTATCTTCTTCATAATATTCAAGTTTATTTTTATCCTTTATACAGATTGATGCGTGATGGGACAGATTTATGCCTATGGTGGTCATTTTAAAATACCCTCTAATTTCATAATTTCTTTTCCTTTATATATCATAAAAATAGTCAAATTCTATTATTTTTGGTATAGGAGGGAGGGTGAAAAAGAAAGAAATAATAAAGGATATCTATGTCGCTACCCCTGCTTATGGGGGAATGGTTTATTGCGGATATCTTCATTCCCTGCTGAAATTACAGATGATGTGCATGGATAAAAAAATTGGAATGTCTTATAGCAGCGTGACCAATGAATCCTTGATTACCCGAGCAAGAAATACCTGCGTAGCCGAATTTCTGGATAATGAGAAAAAACCCAATTATCTTATGTTCATCGATGCCGATGTTCAGTTTGATCCAGGGACAATCAAGCGTATGTTGGATTACGATAAGGAGGTTGTTTGCGGAATTTATCCCAAGAAACACATTAATTGGGATTATGTTTATAAGCTGACAGACGAGCACCGAGAAAAGAAAATAAGGGACAGGGATCTTCTTTTCGCTTTATCCTTGGAATATAATCTTAATTTTAAAGATCCTTTAAATGTAAAAATACAGAAGGGATTTGTAGAGGTGCTGGATGGCCCCACAGGTTTTATGCTCATTAAACGTAAGGTTTTTACTAAAATGAGAAAAGCATATCCAGAGTTGCATTATAAGACGGATCAAATTATAAATAATAAAAAATATAAATCAAAAAATACGTGGGCTTTTTTTGATACGATGATTGATGAGGACAGGCGATATTTATCGGAAGACTATGCTTTTTGTAGACTATGGCAGAAAATTGGTGGTAAGATATACGCAGATATTACAGCTCCCCTTACACATTGGGGAACGTATGCTTTTAAAGGGCATATAGGAACACGGTTCAAGAGTAAAAAGGAATATTATGCCACTAACAAAAGTAAACTTCCGGCCAGGGATAAATAAACAAGATACCGATTATGGAGCCGAGGGCGGCTGGACCGATGCTGATTTTATTCGTTTTCGTTATGGCCTTCCAGAAAAAATAGGCGGATGGACGGAAGCGAGCACAAGCACTCTTATCGGAATTGCCAGAGCTCAATTCTCCTGGTTCACGTTGGATCAAATACGCTACACGGGTATAGGAACTCATAAAAAATTATATGTCATGTCCGAAGGCACAGTCTCGGATATCACTCCTATTCGTCAAACGGATACAGCAGCTACAAGTGCTTTTACAACTTCCGCTTCAAGCGCGGATGTTACATGCACGGTAGCATCTCACGGAGCTTCACAAGGAGATTTTGTGACTGTTTCTACGGTTTCCTTAATTCCAGGATCAAGTAGCCTGAGTGCATCGGATTTCCAGGGAGAATTTGAAATTCAATCCATTACCGATTCCAATAACTTTGTCATTACTCTTGCTTCTGCAGAAACCGGCAGTCCTTTTGCTACGACAGGAACAGGAACATTTGACTTTCAAATTAATACAGGACCAGCAGCAAGTGCCCTTGGTTATGGATGGGGAACGGCTGTATGGGGAGGAAGTACATGGGGAACCGCACGATCCACCTCCACCACTGTGATTCAAGGAGCCAGTTGGTCCCTTGATAACTGGGGAGAGGATTTAATTGCAACGTACCGCGATGGAGCCACCTATCAATGGGATGCTTCGGCGGGAACCACAGCTCGCGCAGCGCGGATCACGAACTCTCCTTATATTTCTCGATTTTCCATGGTCTCCGTTCCTGACCGTCATCTTATTTGTTTTGGAACACAAACAACAGTTGCTACAACCGGCAATCAAGATACTTTATTTTTTAGGTGGGCGACTCAGGAAAGTCTCTCAACGGATTCTGGAGGCAATAATGCTTGGACTCCGACCGCTACCAATACAGCAGGAAGTTTGCGGATTGGAGATGGAAGTAAAATTATAGGAACTACAAAAAGTAGAGGAGCGATTCTGGTTTGGACGGATACATCTTTGCATGGTCTTCAATATATCGGGCCTCCTTATACCTTTGGTCTTCAAACATTGGGCGGCAATTGCGGCCTTGTGGCCCAGCATGCATGCGTTGATGTAAGGGGCATTTCTTTTTGGATGAGCCAGAATGGCTTTTTCCTCTATGATGGTGCCGTTAAACAACTTGCGTGTTCCGTCCAGGATTATGTGTTTGATACACTCGATCCTTCTGGGCAGAATGATATTTATGCGGGAGTTAATACCGACTTTCATGAGGTCATTTGGTTTTATCCCGATACAACAGCTTATTCTAATTTTAATAATCGCTATATAATTTACAATTATGCGGATCAGGTATGGTCGGTTGGCACAATGGATCGTACTACCTGGTTTGATCGAGGAGTGTACTCCAATCCTTATGCCACCGAATATTTACCTAACTCTGTTACGAATGTTACCCCTACCATTGTCGCTGGACTCTCTAATGGTGTCTCAGCGATCTTCAAGCAAGAAGATGGAAATAATGGTAATGGGTCTGCTATTACCTCTTTTGTTCAATCGGCTGACTTTGATATCAGCGATGAACAGGCAGGAGTGGTTATGGCTGTTAGCAAATTTATTCCGGACTTTAAAAATCAAACAGGAAATGTTAATGTTATTATGCAATATCGGAATTATCCGACGGGCTCTGCTTCGAGCAACAGTTCTAATTCCCTTATTGAAACAACGACGACCTATGTTGATGTGAGAGGTCGCGGCCGAACGGCTAATGTCAAATTTATCAGTGATACAACTGATGCGACATGGCGGTTTGGAACCTTTAGACTCGATTTACAACCAGACGGAAGAAGATAAATGGCTAGAATTCAAGTTACACGATTTCCCAATGCAACTCCCGAGTATGATCCCGCGCAATTTGATGCGGTTATCCGTCTCTTAGAGCAGATTGTTAAACTTTTAAATACAACTTATCAATACGATATAAATGCCGAGGCAGAAGCTATATCATGGTTCATGGAGCATTAAATGGCTAATTCCTATGTCAATAGTGGTAAAGATCTTACCACTACGGATTTAACCGTCGCTTATACGTGTCCTGGAGATATTACCGCTATCATTAAATCCATTCATTTATGCAATGATTCTGGATCGGACGCTCTTGTTGATATTACCTGGACGGATAATAGCAATGGAGATGCCATTATTGTTTGGTCCAGTGATTTGACAGTGAGCGCTAATTCTCAAATCGAAGGACTGGCACCTAATGCAAACAATATTTATGGGCAATCTACTTTAGTTTTAGAAGAAAATGATGTATTAAAAATACAAGCTAACGTGGCCGACCGTGTTCATGTCACTACAGCTGTCTTGCAAGTTGATAACTTCAAGCGCTTTAGAGAAGCAGGAACAACGGCATAAAAACTTGAATTCGGAGCAAAAGTATGGCAATTATAGAAGAAGCAAAAATCATTGGTCACCGGGAGATTAACGGAAAGAAAATTCCCATTATCCGATGCGCTACGGAAACAAAAATATATCATACGACTACAGGAAAAGAGTATGATAGCGAGGAAGCTGCAAAAGCAGACGTAGACGATCCTGCAACATCAACCACTGCTGAACAGATTAAAATAGACGTTCAGATTAGGGTTGCAAATCTCCATCAAATGATAGGAGCACTAACAACATAACATGGATCGTACATGCAACAGATACAAGGAATAGAAGCAATCAGACACGTAGCCTCTGCCTTAGGGGGCTTAGGTCGGTATGAGGACACCTATATGGTGCACGCAACCGAAGGCGAAACCGTTATTCCAATGGAAGTATTGGACCGAGATCCTCTATTGAAAGAACGGTTATTTGAATCCATGCGTGAAATGGGCATTGACCCGGAGCGCTATATCGTCGGCAACGAATTAAACTCACGGAATCCCGTGACCGGACAGCCGGAATTCTTTTTAAAGCAACTCAAGAAAATTATGAAAAGCCCTTGGGCTCAAGTAGCCGCGGGAATGTTC